GTCTGGGTTTGTAAGATCATGTGACTGCGACCCTATATTGACCATCACGATAAGCGTCAGCACGTTGTTTGCCATCGGCAAGGTTCTTATACAAAGCAATAGCCTGGACGTACCGTTCTTGGTACAGTTTAAGCATATCTGGCTCACCCTTCATGTAGGTGTAAGCCTCCAGCAAAGATCCATACAAGAGCGTTGAATCAAAGTTATCACCCAGCCACGTTGTACTGGCGGTCACAATAGACTCTGGATAATAGTAATAATGTAATTCTGCGGTGTAGCCTGCATCTGGTGTTGGGCCAAGGATGAAGGTAAGCTCCGCTTCATCGTCCGAACGAGGGCCAAAGATGGCGTAGTGTTTAGGCTCACTAAGCTGTGACGATAAAGGATAAGCATCACGAATGAAGTTTACGTCTTTATTAAGCAGGTAAATATTGTCGCCTTGGAAGATGACCGTACCTGACACCGTTGCACTGTTAGCCACCGTCAAGGTAATTGTCGTGCTGGCAATGCTTCTAACCAGCGCGTTTACACCAATACCTGTCCCAGTTACCTGCTGGCCTACCGCAATACCCGTGGTGCTTGCAACAACGATTGTTTTAAGCCCAGATGTACCTGTAGCGGTCGTTGAGTTGTTCGGAAATATACCAAGGCTGTAGGTAGACAAGAAGTCTGTTGGACACTGCAAGAACTTATTACCAGTGGTCAATACACCCGTAACGTTCTTTCTCAAAAACGAAGGCTGAGCAGTGTTGTAAATACGTTGCTCGGCCTGCCTGACAAAGACAGGTATCTCCGCCACGAAGTTTGTCTCCGTGTTCTCGGTATACGCCTGAATAGCGCTAACGAGTTCTGCGTAGGTCATGCCATCGGGCCTCTGGCAATTCTGCCTTTGGTAGCCGCGCCATTACCACGGGTAACGATACCAGTTGTCTTAGCTGCTGGCGCAGGTCTACGGTTGATCCCAGCTACAGACATATTGACTGAGCTTGCGTCACTGCGATCTGGCCCGCTTCCAGGATTTTCTGATGCTTTAACAGGTTTGCCTGTCATCGTGTGAGGAGGCGCATACACAGCCGCATCACCAACTTCTTTGCCCATTATCTTTTTACTGTACATATTAGCCTCCACGACCAGAAGAACGCTGGTTCATAACTTTAGCCATGCCGCGCCCGTACTTGAGCATGTCAGCATTGGTCTTGCCACCAGCTTTCATTTTCTTGACAGCGGGGTCTGGGTGTGCAGACTTCATGCCTTTAGACATGTGCTGTTTAAGTGCTTTCTTTGCGTCCATTTTAAACTCCTTAAGTTATCGTAACTGTACCAACTTCTGTCGTTGCTACCAAGTAGTTTGGTGTCAATGCAGAATCAAAACTTTCACCACCACCCACGGGATTCCAGCCCCATTGAATGTCTCTTGAACCACCAGATAAATTACCAGCAGAGTTAACACCAGAAGTTACATACGTTGTATCCCTGCGGGGATTACGTAGTGCCTGCGGATCATCTACTGGGAACGTTCCCAACATCAACTGTGGCTGATCTGGATCCCAACACTCTGGACAGACCAGCAACTCATACTTACGCTGCTTAATGATCTCAGTCTTCAGTTGTTTCAATTTAAACTGCTGACCACAGCGATCACATTCAGCAATCGCTATCTTGCCTGATGCAAAACGATTACCCATCAGTAGCTCCCACCAATGAACATCTGCCGAGGAACTAACCGAATAGCGGCTTTTTCTCTGTCTTCACCAGCGGCCATTTCAAAAGTTTCGTCGTATATTTGCTTGAGCATTTGAATACGCGGCATTAACTCAGGCACTTTAATAGCAATGTGATAAGCCAGACCAGCCACTACACAGGGCAAGAACCTAAAGTTCATATCAGCAGTCTCAGAGCCTGCTCCAGCATCCTGTACACGCCTTAGACGGTAATACACAAACTGATATGTTGTACTATTATCAGGTGTGGGCCACACGGTCACAGCTGGAAGTTGAGGCACAAATACAGCAATACCGTCTGCGTGAGTCGCGGCTGTTGTATTGTTTTGTCCACGGAAAACACCACCCAAGGTATTGCCTGAGATAAAGGTGTAGTAGATGTCTTCTGACTCTAGACGGATAAACCCTGATCCAGCTAACCCAACCACCGTGTCAAGCGTGATCGTCGTTGTCGTGGCTGTAATGGCTCCGTTGAGGTACGAAGTCGTCGGGTTAACTTGTCCAGATAGTCTTTGAATAAAGACTTGGATGGGACGGGCTTGTTGAAGTTTGTTCGGAATGGTCGCATAAGTAGAAACGCTAATACGTGTGATGGTTAAGTCAGCTTGAGTTGAGGCTGTATTAGCCCCAGTGCGAATAACATGTTCTAACAAATCAATAGTATCTGTAGGTAGAGCGTATGTAGCCAATCCTGGAGTTAAGGTGATAAAGCCTTGCTCTATCGTCCACATGTTAATACCACGGTTTTGCCATTCAATGGTCATCAGGTTCATAGACCGACGGGCGGTCTTGAGGTCATAACCAGAACGCATCTCACGGCCAGCACGTTCCCATGCTTCCTCGGCGATCTCCGTGAAGTCCATATTGAACAGTGTTGAGCCGGTAGTGGTCATCTAAATCCTGCCGTTTTCTTTGCAATATTTTTGGGTTGAGCTACAAACTGTTTACCAGCGGCTTTGCCAGCACGTTTGGCTTTTGTTGTAGCTGCGTATTCTGCTGATGACAAAGACTTGATAGCTTTTTCAGGCAAGTATCTCTCACCAGTCTTGCTTGACGGTTTACCAGACTTGGTGCGCCATTTCTGGTCGCCCCAGTCTTTAAGAGATTTCTGAGGAGCTTTCAATCTCTGTACCCTCCGCCAGCTTTTTTGTAACGCTGTGCAACCATTTGGGCTTTTCTGGCTGACCATTGTCCTGCCCCTGTACCTGCCGTGGCTTCAGCCTTGACAGCGTTAAAGATTCTCTTACGTAGTTCTGGCTTGGTGTAGTTGCCTGCGGCGTTGACTGTAGACTTACCACCTTCTGCCATCTTCTTTGGTTTAACACCTTTGGCCTTCATAGCTATAGCGGTAGCCGCTTGTTGTGCCAGCCCGCCACTTTTATAAGAAGCTGTCTTTGCCGCATTAGCAAAGTCGCTCTTTTTAGGAGCACCTGCTGAGCCGGGACTACGCATTTTCTCACCAGAACCAGAGGCAATGCGTTTTTTCTTGGCTGCAATGTTGGCATACAAGCCACCACCGGCGGCTTTTACTGCGCCACCTTCAGCAAATCTATGAGTAAGGTTAACACCACCACCCCTTACTCCGGAGCCGCGGGCACCAACGTTGGCATCTAAATAAGCTTGCAAAGATGTATTTTTATCTAATTGTTTTTCAGCAGTTAAACGACCTGATAATTCTTTTTGTTTTAAGTTTAAACGTGGGCGTTGCACACCAAACTTGACATCGTTGGCTTCCTCAACTTCACCACCTTCAGCATATTGAGTAAAGTCAGTATTGTCCTTACGTGCTTTCTTTGCACCTTTAGGCATCTTGCTTGGGAGTACGGCCCCCATGCCACGGCTGGACATCATAAGTATTTACCTTTTGTTTTGCCACGCTGAGCGATGCCATCGCCACGACGAGACGTGGAATTTACTTTACCGCCACGTTTGTAACCACCAGCACTCTCGCGAGTCTCGTCATTAATTTCTTCATTACGACCAGGGCGCATTTTACCTTCTGGCGATGTTTTTTCAGTTTCACGCTTACGTGGTTTGGGAGTTTCTTTTTCCTCTAACTCACCAGCTTCAATACGAGCTTTAGCTTCAGGAGATAAAGTAACGCGATCTTTTGATGCAATTACTCTATCAATAGACGGGCCAACTGTTTTATCAATTAACTTTTTACCAGCACCAGTTTCTTCGTCAATTTTTCTACCAATTGCATACCCTGCTTCTCCAGCAAGACCAGCAAGTCCAGCACGACCTATAGTGCGCGTAATAGCTCTACCCGCTGCGTTTTGTACTTGAGTACGGTTTTGTGGTCTAGTTTCAGAGGTATCTAAACCTCGTTTAATGCGATCACTGTCAGCACTTTGCGAAGCTATTACATCTTCACGCAAATTAGGCATTACATCTTTTGCATTTGTTTGCCCAGGAGAGCGATATATATATCCCTCTTTAGCTGGTTTATTAAGGCGTCCCATAGTTACACCATCTTGCCGCGTGTCTTACCTTTGGTAGCAATACCATCAGCTCGTTTAGATGCTGAACTTACAGAGCCACCACTAGCATAAGATCCTTTTGCGGCCTTTTCTTTTTGTTCTCTTGCTTTACGTTTTGCTGGTGTTTCAAAGTTGCTGAAATAATCGGCAACAGATGAACCCATGCCTTTAAATTTTTCTGCTACGGCGGCTCTATTGGCAGAGGCTTGCTCTGATGTAGGAACTTTACTAAAACTAGCTTTTGGTACGCTAGGAGGTGAGGCGGCAGGCTTTGCTTTCTCCGCTGGCACTTTTTCAGCCTTAACGCTTCTTGGATTATCCGCTTCCATCATTTCTTCTGTGTAGCGTTGGAGATAAGCAGGCGCTTTAGGCGCTGACTTAATCTTGCTTTCAGTTTTGATTGCAGAAGGCTTGGGAGCGGTTGGCTTAGAGGGTGAAACAATTGGCTTTGTACGGGGGCCAGTATTCTCAATAATTTTATCCGAGTCAAATGCGCCTTCAAGCATAGCGCGTTCGCTTGCTGTACCTGCATTTGGCCTGTATCCCTCATTCTGCGGCCTGCCAACAATATCAGAACCTGACGAAATTAGGTTTTGCATGTAACCGCTTTGTTCATTGGGTGTAAGCTCCCTTGGCTTAGGCGGAATACGAGCAACAATTTGAGGTTTAGTCTCGGTAGTTGTTGCGGCGGTAGCACGACCACGGCCAGCACCAAATCGTTTGTAAGCTTCAGAAGAGGGATCGTCAATATTGCCTGCGCGAATACGCTCAAAGAAACCTACGGGAGCTTCTTTATTAGAAGCGTCTAAACCACGTTGCTTAGCGGTTGCCTCATCAACTGGGCCACCTACATCGTAGCGTTTAAATTTCTTTATTGGTTTTTTGGTAGCCATAACAACTCCTTAACAGGCTTTACCGCCCTTACTAAGCATTTTTCCTTTGGTCTTGCCTTTTGTAGCAATGCCATCGGCGCGTTTTGAGGCAGAGCCTCCATTAGCCATACCACCCATGCTCATTTTTTTCATGGCAGAGTCTTTCATCATCTTGCCATCGGGCATCTTGTGCATTCCACCAGATGCCATCATTTTAGATTTCATCATGCCACCAGAGGCCATCATTTTTGATTGCATCATTCCACCACCAGCCATCATCTTTTTAGCCATGCCACCCCTTGCCATCTTGCCTTTACCATCAGCCGCAAAAGCTGGAACTTTTTGTCCATCTTTCATAACCATTGGCATACCGCCTGAAGCGTAACCTTTTTTCATCATGCCACCACTGGCCATCATTTTAGATTTCATCATTTTGTTTGCTCCTGATAGAGGTTGTTAAAAGTTTCTTCCGCATCCATGTAAGAGTCATCTTGCTCCGCACAATG